CGATTATGTCGATCTTTACAGTCCGCCAATCCAAGGGCACTAGGCCGATTGGATCGCCGTGGACGTTCCGCTCGATCAGGGCGAACGCGTTGCCCCGCAACGCCATGTTCACCACCACGAACTTGAGAAAGTTCAGCATGGTCATGTAAGGGTTTGGCTTGCGGAGCAGCTTGAGCATTCGGTCATTGCCGGTGACCAGCGCTCGACTCCCCTCCTTGTCCTCGTACAGCTTGAGCGGTAGCCCACTCAGGGACTCGGAAAGGATCTTGACGCAGGACCAAACCATGCTGATCGACAGGGCTGTTTTAGCGGATACCCGCACCCCCGCCTTGGTGCGCTTGCCGCCAACCTCCAAGTCAACCTCGACATAATCGCCCGTTTTCGGATCGGTGTAGCCGAAGAATCCCCAGGTCGCGGGGTTGTACCATTTGAATGCCATGGTCAGCCTACTAATCCGAAGAAGCCGTGGTTGAGATAGTCGTCGAGGCCGCCTAGGGCCTCAGGGTTGAGGGCCATCAGCGACACGGCGTTGAAGGTGGCCATGAGCGGGTCAATCTTTGCGGTACCGGAAGCCTGCTTGGTGATCAGGAAGGCGTTCGCCGAAGGCACGCCCTTGGCATTCCCGCAGGACCACGCCATGAGCGGCTGGCCGCAGTGGATGAGCGTGCCCTCGGCAAGTCGTCGCTCGGTCGTCTTGATCGCGCCGGTGAGCTTCCACCCCTGCGAGATGCCGACTACCTGCTCTTCGTCGATCTCAACATCGGCCAGCGCATCCAGCACGGCGCCGATGCCGGCTGGGTCGAGCCCGACCTTGTCGAGCAGGCCGGCCTGATTGATCCTGGCGACGATGGCAGCCAACTGGTCCACGTCGTCGCCGATCTTGTCGACAATGGTTACGTCTCCGACTGCCTCCAGATCCTTCAGGCGCGGCGCCTCGGATTTTCGGCGCTCCAGCACCGATGGATGGGCCCAGGCGTGAGACCAGTGCAACCAAGTGCGGGACTCGCGCACCCGGCCAATCACTGCCAGGCCGAGCAAGTCATCAAGGCCGCCGCCGTCGACACCGACATCGATGACCTCGCACTGCTCGAGCAAGTCGTCCAGCGTCATGCCCTCTCTGGCCTGGGGCTCCCAGAAGGCTGCGCCGACCCAGCTGTCGGACATGAGGGCCAGGCCAATCTCGATGTTGAGGTGCTTGGCCAGGAAGCCGCGCATCTCCGCCTCGCCGTCGATCTCCGCCTGCATGTGCAGACGCTCAAGCGTGGGGCGATCGACCGAGTAGTTGATATTCGGGTTGACCAGGTGGAAGTTTTCAGGCTTCCGGGCTTCACCGCTCTTGATCATCTCTTTCGAGAACTCGTAGATGATCGGCAGGAACCGGTTGTCATCGATCCGGCCATCGCGCACGCCGCGGGCATAGTTCAGCTTCGACCTGAAAACGCCTGCAGGTGGTTCGTTCGACTGCGTCGTCAGCCAGATAATGAAGCCTTCCGGACGAGACAGCAGCCCGCCCGTGGCTTCACGGATCATGTCCGCCGCCTTGGGGTTCTTGCCGAACAACCAAGCTTCGTCGATCAGCACGCCGACAGCCTTCTTGCCGCCGACCACGTCACTGTCCGCCGCCACCACCTTCAAGGTGGCCCCCGTCTCGCGATGGGTGATCAGCCGAAGATGCGGCTGCACATGCAGCAAGGCCTTCAGCTCATCATCGTTGTTGACCATGTCCTTGGCCGGGATGAACGAGTTGTCGGCAATCTCCTTCGTAGGGGCCAAGATGATGAACTCTGCCGAAAGACGCCAGTTGCGAATCAGTGCCGTGAGCATGATGCCGGCGGCGATTGTCGACTTACTGTTCTTCTTCGGGATGCACAGCATTACTTCGCGGATCAGGCGCTCGCCGGTTTCGCTGTTGTAGCTGCCGAACACCGCACCTGCGAAGGCCAGCACCCACGGCGCGCAAGATGCCTCAATCGTCGGGCTGCCAGGGGCATCGACAATCTTCAGCCCCTTGAACACCTCAAGGCTGGCTTCCGCTTCATCCGGGAAAAGCGGCTCAGGGATTATCGACTCGCCGGCAGCCAGTAGCCGCCACCAGTCCGGGCAGGCAGTAGTCCATTGCATGACTTACCCCTTGACCATACTGAGTGACGGCTTGCCTGCCGGAGGCTTGCCCTGGGAGTACTTGCCCTTGCC